CTAGTGTGGATTCCAAATGGTGGTTCTTGGAAGGATCTTCGTGATTTCTTCCCACAAATTTACCCAACTACTGCTATTCCTGCAGAGTTTTTGTGGAAGGACCATCTTGGTGCTATGCACCGTTCTGGAACGTTGTTTTCGCCACAAAAAGTGGGGAATGGTTTTGCATCATTTGCTGGTGGAAAGTACACACTTTCGTTTAATACGAAAGTTGGATTGTGTATGGCTCCATTAGTTGCTGAGACCAAGTCCCCATATTTTGTTGGCTTCCATCTTGGAGGTATTGAAGGTACTCCCAAAGGATGCGCTGGAACAATAATAAGAAAGCATCTAGATGATGCTATCCGAAAATTGGAATTATTGCCCGGCGTGTTGATTGGTGTCAGTTCAGGTACCTTTGAAACCGAAAAGTATGGAATTCAATTCTTTGAAGGATCAACGATTCATGAGAAAAGTCCTTTGCGGAAGTTGCCCATTGTGGATGGTAAGACACCTAATATTGAGGTCTTTGGATCTTGTAAGGGTCGTGTAACTTATTATTCCGATGTGGTGACATCCCACATTAGTAAAACCGTCACGCAAGTGTGTGGTGTAGCTAATAAGTGGGGAAAGCCGAAGTTCCGTAAAGGAGATCCGTGGCATGCGTCATTGGAACATTCTTGTCTTCCATCTCATGGCTTTGAGGGCGATTTGTTGGCCCGAGCCGTTGAGGATTATTCTGCTCCTTTTGTTGAGTTGTTGTCTGAGTATCATGCTTTGCGTGAAGCAACCAGACCGTTAACTCGCATGGAGACAGTTTGTGGAATTGATGGCAAGAAATTTGTCGATAAGATGCCCCCAAATACATCGGTTGGATATCCGTTGAGTGGTGCTAAGCGTAACCATCTCACATATCTTGATCCTGCGTTGTTTGAAGGATTCAATTGTCCAGCTGAATTGGATGACATCTTTTGGGTTGAGTTTGATAAGGCCATTGAAGGATATCGCAATGGAGAGAGGTATTATCCTGCTTTCAAAGCGTGTCTTAAAGATGAGCCTACACAACTTTCCAAAGACAAAGTTCGAGTGTTCCAAGCAGCACCAATTGTGCTGCAAATGATGACCAGAATGTATTTCTTACCAATTGCCCGCATTCTTTCACTGTTTCCGGCATTGTCGGAATGTGCAGTGGGAGTGAATTGCATGGGACCAGACTGGTCCGAATTGGGAGAACATATGAGACATTTTGGTGATGATCGTATTCTTGCTGGTGATTACAGTAAGTACGATCTCCGCATGCCTGCTCAAATTATGTTCGCCGCCTTTCGAGTGATGATTGATATTGCCAAGATTTGTGGCTATTCAGAGGATGACATCAGTATTATGCAAGGAATTGCTACTGATATTTGTTATCCTGTGATGGCTTATAATGGCGATTTGATCCAGCACATTGGATCCAATCCATCAGGACAGAATTTGACCGTGTATATTAACTCGGTTGGAAATTCACTTCTGTTTCGATGTGCATTTTTCAGTTTGAAAGGTGTGCGAACTAAGCTACTTTTTCGCATGATTTGCAAGCTTATGACTTATGGTGATGATGTCAAGGGTTCTGTGAAGAAAGGTCATGATGATTTTAATCATTTATATGTGGCTAAATTCTTTGCAAAACACGACATGAAATTTACCATGCCAGATAAAGAGTCAACTCCCGTACCTTTTATGAAGGATGAAGATGCGGATTTTCTGAAGAGAAAGAACATCTTTTGTCCCGAAACAGGATATACTATGGGAGCTCTTGATGAGGATTCTATTTTCAAGAGTCTTCATTCGAATCTCAAATCAAAAGCGAATACTCGCGAAAAGTTGGCGGCGGATAATGTAGATGGTGCACTACGAGAATGGTTTAATCATGGACGTGAAGTCTATGAGATGCGTCGCACGCAAATGCAAGAGATTGCTAAGCGTACGAACATTGACCACATTTGCACCCAGCTCGACAAGGATTTTGACTACCAAGTCGAGCACTGGAAGGAGAGATATTTATTTGGAACCGAATTGGACGAAGCGCCTTGTGATGAGGAATTTGAAGTCCAAGCTGGTCCATATTGTGGAGATGAATTTATTCCATATGCTTTACCATTTGATGAGCATTGTAATGGATCATCCACAGTGAATGTTCCCGGGTTGATTTTCAACGTTTTTGTTGGAATTCCACTAACGTTTTATTTAGCGTATAAGTGGGTTCAGGGCGACATTCGTTTTTCTCCTTCTACCGTCAAGATGCCCTTTTGGTTTACTTTTACTTTAGTGAATCTTTGCGGATGGCGTTGGTGTTTATACTGGACGTTTTATACGATACAGTTGTATGTTGTTGGATTTGGTTTTGCATTTATGTATAACGATTTCCAAATTCCTAAACATTTTTATACACCACAATCTGGGGGATATCGAAACGGTATTGGACTGCGGCCGCGTATCATGCTACAACCACCACCTCCCATGGAGCCTCAAGACGAAGACATTGATCTCGTCATCGTGCAATCTTTGTACGCCACAATTCGGGAGTGTGTTATGGAAGTTGTGCATAAATATATTACGCATGCGCCAGCAGCATAGTTTGGGCATACTATAATGCATCCCACTGTGCGCGGTAGTGCGCACATAAAGCTAAAAACTACTATGTATATATGGATTACCAGATGTAAATACTTGTCCGTGGGCCGTGAGATTTATATTTGCATCGAGGCTTTGTACATATGAGCCAGTCCTCGTGCTAAACCTCTTTTGAGAGGAGATGTTGGCTCGCATCAAAATCACCGCCCCTTGGTTGCTGGATTGACTGCCCCAGTAGCCTTTGTATATATTGCAGTTTCTAATCAATTTAATGTAAAAGTAAACCGTGCAAATAAAGAAGATAAGCACGAAATTTTGAAATTTTCTGACATGGACCCTGGTTATAAATATGAGGTCCCTAGTCAGCTTGATGCAACTTATGGTGCTGCAGATATGGCTGATGATTCGTTACAGGAATTCTTTTCACGACCAGTTAAGATTCAGTCTTATTCTTGGGGAACAGGTACAAATTTATTTGAAACCTTTAACCCTTGGAAAAACTTCTTTGAAAACGATCGTGTGATTAACCGTATTACGAATTATCATCTGTTACGCTGTAAGTTGCATGTGAAATTTGTTATCAATGGTAACGGATTTCACTACGGACGAGCTATTTGCTCATATATTCCCCTCCATACGAGTGATGATTTTACAAAAGTGAGAACATTCTTTCAGCAGGATGTCGTTTCCGCCTCGCAGCGGCCACATGTATATCTAGACCCTACCAATAGCCAAGGGGGGGAAGTTGTACTGCCATTTGTTTGGAAGTACAATTCCATGGACATTCCAGAACAAGATTGGAATGACATGGGGGCTTTTAGCATTATTGGTATGCAAGACTTGAAACATGCCAATGGTGCTTCTGATTCTGTAACAGTTTCAGTATTTGTTTGGGCTACCGATGTTAAGCTCGCAGTGCCAACAGCTAATGAACCTGGTGCTTTATCTCCTCAGGCTGGGGAGTATTTGCCTCAGGCTGATGAGTATGGTACAGGAGTTGTGTCGAAACCCGCATCTATCATAGCACGTGCCGCTGGAGCATTGAGTACGGCTCCCGTAATAGGGGCTTATGCTCGTGCGACCGAAATTGGTGCAAGTGCTGTCGCTAGGATAGCATCTGCATTTGGTTACTCCAGACCTGTCGTGTGTGATGATGTGGTACCTTATAGACCAACATATGCTGGAAATATGGCTAATACTAATGTTGCAGATTCGTCTACGAAGTTGACATATGATATCAAGCAGGAAAGTACAGTCGATACCCGTACTATGGGTTTGGACGGTACAGACGAGATGACTCTTAAGAGTATTGCTACTAGAGAGAGTTACTTAACCGAATTTCCTTGGCTTGTATCAGATACAACCGAAACGTTACTGTGGAATACAGAAGTTTGCCCAATCGTTTGGAGCGAACTTTCTTTGACAACTACAGAATACCACATGCCAGCCTGTTGTTTTGCAGGTTTGCCATTTGAGCATTGGCGTGGAACTATGAAGTTTCGATTTCAAATTGTAGCTTCTGCGTTTCACAAAGGACGTTTGAAAATTGTTTACGATCCATCGTATCCGCTAACTAACGAGTACAATACAAATTATACTCGTATCATTGATATTGCGGAAGAACGTGATTTCACTGTCGAAATTGGATGGGGTTCTCAATACCCTTATCTACGACATCGTGATATGGTCACTAATGGTGGGCCAATTTTTCAAACAACAGCACTTGGTGCTGATCCAGGCCAATTTGCCAATGGTATTTTGTCAGTTTACACAGTTAATGAACTTACAGTTCCGAATTCTACGGCGAATAATGACATTGCCATCAATGTGTTTGTTTCAGCTGGGGATGATATTGAATTCGCGAATCCGACGGAAGAGTACATCGAGGAATTATCCTGGTATGTACCACAGTCGGGTGAGTACACCCCACAGGCTGGGGAGGAGAATGTCCCAGATGCTGATAACACAATGATGGAGAATGCACCAACCAAGCTTGAGCCAGACGAGAATATGGCCGCCGAGTTGACATGCACAGATCATACAAACGATATATATTTCGGTGATCCTGTTGCATCAATTCGACAGTTACTTAAGAGGTACTGTTTTAGTACTGTCTGGTCTCCTGCAGCACTTGGCTGGCGAATCCATACGTGGAATCTACCTGATATGCCTTTGCATCGTGGTTACGACCCCAATGGTATTCATACAGCCACGGGTCCTGTTAACTACAATTATGCAAAAATGACTTTATTGAATTACTTTACCCCTGCATTTGTTTGCTATAGGGGTGGTACTCGATGGAAGTATGTCATTTTGGGTGAAGATGATATCACGAATGGAAGTCCAGTAGTGCACGGTTTGTTGCAAGTTACTCGTAGACCAGAGGTTGATGCATATCAATATGGTTCTGCAGAGTTCGGTTCCAATTCTGTAACTCAAAGTGCGATGGCCGCTGATTATGTTGTTCCGTTTCGCGGATCATCAGCTGGTGCCAACTTAACGCAATCACGTTTTAATCCAGTCAATGAAGCGGAAATTCCCTATTATGAGAATGAACGCTTTAAGTACGGTAAGAATGGTGATTATGTGACGTCAGGCTCTGATGTGAATTTTCACGGCTTAAACGCTACTTTCAATGCCAATTCCAGCAGTCATGTCGCTATATTGGCATACTGCGCTGCGGCAGAGGATTATACCTTGGGCTTTTATACTGGACCTCCAGTTGCCTATAGGGTTATTGATCCTGCAGCAGTCTAAACAAATTATTTATTTATAAGCTTCTCTGCATTTGCTTATTCCGTTGGAAAGCAAATTATCCTAGCTAGGGAGAGAGAAGTGAAATCCACATGGTGACCGTGTGGTAGGTATATTACCTTTCAGATAGACATTTGACGTGTCCCTGAGATCGAAAGATCTGCCGTCTGATAGGATATTCCTTCGAGCTGTACGCTCTAGAAAACTATGACCTGGTTTTCATCCACTTTTGGAGAGCGTACATCGCTCTTCCTAAGAAGGTTTTCCCAGGTCACAAGTTCTTACAGTGTTACTGCTCGAGAAATCGAGACCATTTCTGTTTACGGGTTTTAATCCCCA